TCTGTCTACAGGGAGAACGCCGGTATCTTCAACGACCTGTGGAACCCGATAGCGGCCCACACCGTCATCCAGTGCCCTGACCTTCTCGGCCTTGGCGCGAAGAACGAAGTCCTCATTATCTACCCCGTCGATACCGAGTTCTTGAAGCCCATTTCCCTGTACGGACGGGAACACGCCCATGTGATATTCGGGCATTTCCCGTCGAACGCGGCAACAAAGGGGTCGGAGGCAATCAATCAGGTGGCGTCCGCGCTCGATAAGGTCAAGGAAATCAAGGGCCGGTGGGGATACATGACATCACAGGGCAACGGGATATGGTTTGACCACATAGACCACAAGCGGCAGTGTGACGTTTATATCGAGGGGCTTCAACCCGACATCGCGGGGAAACAGTACGGCGCATGGGGCAATTCTGCTATCGAGGCGGCGGCACTCGGCAAGGTCGTTATCACCCATTCCCGTTTCGATGACCTGTACCGGAAGGAATACGGGGAACACCCCTTTCTTATCGCCAACACAAAAGACGAACTTTTCCAGCAGATGATACGCATAGCGTGCTGGTCGAGCGAAACCCTGCGGGATATGCAGAAACGTACCCGCGAGTGGGTTGTGAAAACGCATAGCTTCACCGCTACGGCGTTGAGGATGTGGGATAAGGTGTATCGTCCTTACTTCCCAGAAAAAGACATCAAGAACGCACTACAGGCCCACAGGAGCGACAGAGAAACGATATGCCAAACACTCAGGGACATATACGACATCGTAGACCACGCGGACATGAACGGGTTCAAGCCTGTCGTCAAGGACAAGCTCGAATCTGCAATGTCGATGGCGAAGAAGATGAACGACAGGCTGTACGACTATAAGGCAGATTGGGACAAGGATTTGTTCCCCGAAAAGGAGGCAAATGCGTAGATCAGGAATAGTTATCGGACTCGGAGAGACGGGCGGGCCCCTCTACGACACGTTGAGGAAGGCTTACCCCGATATGCTCGGATACGACATGATGTATATGGACGGCGACGAGGTATGTATCAGCGTCGGGATAATGCACGTTTGCATCCCCTACGGCGATGACTTCCCAAAGATCGTCGCGCGGTATCAGGCTATGTATACTCCCGACGTTACCGTTATCCACACCACAACGCCCATAGGGACGACGGAGGGCATACGGAACGCGGTGCATTCCCCCATTCTCGGAGATCACACGAACATGAGGGAATCCATCACATCTTTCACGAAGTGGATAGGCGGCGACCCGTCCCTTACCTCACGGGTTGCAGAGCATTTCAACAAGGCCGGAATAAAGTGCAGGGAAGTGTCCGATTCCAAGTGGACGGAAATGCTCAAACTGACCTGTCTTGCCAAGTACGGCATGAGCATTGTTTTCGCGCAGTACCAGAAGGAACTCTGCGAACAGTACGGTATGCCCTATGACGAGGTTATCCTGTGGGACGAGAACTACAACGACCACGTTGACGACACGAAAAAAAGACCCCTCCTGTCACCACCGGGAGAAACCATCGGTGGCCATTGTGTTGTCCAGAACGCACACCACCTCAACGCGCAACATCCCCATCCCTACATACGGGAAATATTGGAGTTCGACCCCAACAAGCCGCAGTACAAGGCATGGGGCGTGTCCAACATCTACAAGTCCGCAAGGATAAGCGACGGTGTGAACATCGGGACGTTCTGCGAGATCGGCCCGAACGTGTCCATAGGAAAAAACGTAAGGATAGGGGCGATGTGCTTCATCCCCGAATGCGTCACCATCGAGGAAAACGCATGGGTCGGCCCCCGCGTCACATTCACGAACGACAGGTTCCCTCCGTCGGGAAAGGACAACTGGGAAAAAACGGTTGTCAAGAAGGGCGCAAGGCTGGGGGCGGGTGTAATAGTCGTATGCGGGGCGACGATAGGCGAGGGTTCGCTTGTCGGCTCCGGTTCCGTCGTTACGCGGGACATACCCCCGAATGAGATATGGGCGGGAGTACCCGCCAGGTTCATCAGGAGAATGGATGGCGAAAAAGCCGCATAAACGGGCGTTGGTTCTCAGGTGGGGCGCATACGGCGACCATGTGTTCGCCACGGTGCTTTATCCCGTCCTCAAGGAGGAAGGCTACGCGGTACACCTCCATTGCAAGGAGAGCGCGCTTCCCATCGTGAAGGCCAATCCCCATATAGACAGGGTTATCGTCGAGCCTGCCGGCGACAAGTGGAACGACAACCCCGACCTTGAAAACTACTGGAACGAACTTGGGTCGAAGTATGACAGGTTCATCAACCTGTCCGGTTCCGTCGAGAGTAACCTTCTCTTTGTAAATGACTCCGTGCAGGCATCCTTGCCGAAGCACAAGCGTCACCAGTACGCCAATCACAACTATTGGGACGAACAATTCATTATAGCGGGATACCCCGACATCAAGGGCAGGCGAGGAGAGATATACCTTACCCCCCGTGAGGATTCATGGGGCAGGGAGTTCAAGCGCAAACACGGGAAGTTCCTCGTCGTGTGGAGCCTGTCCGGTTCGTCCTTCCACAAGGTCTATCCCTTCACCGAAGAAGTGGCGCGGGCATTTCTCGGCAATCACCCCGACGCGCACATGGTACTGACGGGTGACGGATTCTGCAAGATGCTCACATGGAGCGGCCCACAGGTCACGGACTACACGGGCGGGTCTATCCGCGAGGCCATTATCCTGACAAAGTACGCCAACCTCGTGATAGGGACGGAAACGGGTCTTCTCAACGCGGCAAGCTGTTTCGACACGCCGAAGATAGTCATGCTCTCCCATTCCACCGTCGAGAACTGGACGAAATACTGGACAAACACAACGGCGTTGAGCGCGAACGTGTCCTGTCAACCCTGCCACATACTGCACTACGAACTGAACACCTGTCCTGTTGACGCGGTTACTCGCGCCCCTATCTGTATGGCGGCACTGGACAAGAGGGTGGTCTTGGCGGCGATGGAAGTGGAGTACGACAAATGGAGGTCGGAACGTGGGTAAAACATTCGACAGTCTTAAAACCCTGGTTGCCGGATACCTGAACAGAGACGATCTGGCGGCTTATCTTGGCGACTTCGTGAACATGGCGCAGAGGAAGATAGAACGCAGGAACTACAATGCTATGAAGGCCATAGCCATAGGGACGCTGACGACGACCAACGACGAGATTGCACTTCCGACAGGGTACAAGGAAACAATCGCTCTCACGCTAGCGGCGTCAACCGCCACCTCCGCGACGCAGTATCGCCTTCGTCGTGCAGATCACGCCTCGATGATTGCCCGATACCCCTACGGGTCAACGGCACCCGACAGGCCGGAACAGTTCGCCACAGATCACCCGTCTGGCATTATCCGCGTCCGTCCGTATCCGAACGATACATGGTACTACACGCTGACGTATTTCAAACGCCTCACGGAATTATCGGCAACCGAGCAGACGAATTGGTGGACGGATTACGCGTGGGAATGCCTTCTCTACGGGGCATTGCTTGAAGCGGAACCGTTTCTGATGAATGACTCAAGGGTGGCTACGTGGGTGGAGTTCTACAAGGACGCACTCAAGTCCCTGCGCGATCAGGAAACATCGGAGAGTATAAGCGGAAGCCACATTGCGATAAACAGCGATTACAACGATGAGGACGTAATTGTCCGCGTCGGAGATTACGTGGTCTAGGGGGGGGTAATGCCAACATACACATCAACAACCATTGCGGGACTGTCAACGACGACGCCAACGGAAGGGTCAAGCCCCCCGTCGGAGATAAACAACGCCATACGCGAGATAAAGACGGTCCTCAAGAACCAGACCGCCTACGATGCGGATACGGCAACGACGATAAACGCGGCTGTCACACAGTCCGTTATCTCATGCGACGCCACCGCAGGGGCCGTGACCGTCAACCTTCCAGCCGTAGCCACGGCAGGGGAAGGCAAGGTCTATATCATCAAGAAATCGGACGCGGGCGCGAACAAGGTGACTGTCGATGCGTCCACCACGGAAACCATCGACGGGGAACTGACCTATGAACTCGCCTCACAGTATGCCTATGTCGTCCTTTACTGCAACGGGACTTCGTGGGATGTCATCGGCAACACCGTTTCCGATACCACCATAGCCCCTGCGACGGGTACGAAGATGCTGTTCTATCAGGACACCGCGCCTACTGGGTGGACGATAGACACAGCCGTCAACGACAAACTGGTCTTTATCACGAAGGGAAGCACAGCCGGAGGGCAGACGGGCGGCACGGCACATTCAACAGGTACGTGGACGTTCTCCGGTCTCTCAGGGAATACGGACTATTATACTCTGACGGCCACGGACATACCAACGCATTCTCACAATTTAACAAATTATGGGCCTTACGGTGATTTTGGCGTAGGCGGTGGAGGTGGTGGAAACGGGCTATTGTCAGGTTATGGACCCATTGCTACTTCCAGCACTGGAGGCGGTGGGGCGCACAGGCACGGATTGTCGTCCATATCTCATAGCGGGGCATGGAGACCAGCCGCATATAACTGCATCATCTGTTCAAAGAACTAGGGGGTTTTATGGAAAAATGCCCGTTCAACGAAAAGCTGAAATGCGATAAGTGCCGTTTACTTCGCAGGGGGGTAAGGTTCTACGAAGGAAACCCAAACCCCGTGCCTGTTGAGATGTGCGTTTTCATCCATATCGCTGAATGTCTCGAACAAAACCTCATGCGTTCCATAGGTGAGCAGAAGGCGACGGAACAGACGCGAAATGAAATGATACAGATGAACGCACTCTTTCAAGGGCTTGCCGACCAGAAGGGGTTAAAGGCATGAAGGTAAATATCAGCAAGGGATGGACGCCGGATTATTCCCCGCTTGCCATGCCTGACGGGGGGCTTGTCGTGTGCAAGAACGTCGTGCCTCTCGATGAGTATTACGCGCCCATGCCCGATAAATTGCAGTTGATTTCCACCGTTCTCGATGGCACCCCCCTTGCCGCAAGGTGTTTCCGTAGCAACAACGGCAACGCATATTCTTTGATTGGAACGACGAGCAAGATATACCGGGTCGAGATAAACGACACGGTTACGGATGTATCAATTGCGGGAGGCTATACCGCAGGGACGAACGCATGGAACTTTGCGCAATATGGTGAATGGATTGTGGCTACAGACTACGCGAACGACATTCAGGTGTTGAAGGCGTTCAGTTCCGGCGCGGCATGTGCAGCCTTGGGCGGGACGCCCCCAAAATGTAAGTACGTCCTTATCCACTCCGGTTATCTCATCCTTGCCTATCTCAACGACGGCACTGTTTACCCGAAGAAACTGCAATGGTCGGCGCACGAGAGCATAGAAAACTTCACCGCGTCCCTGACAACGGGTTCTGACAGTCAGGACTTGGCAGATGCGGACGGGGAGATAACGGGACTCGCGCATATCGGCTCGAACTTCGGTATCTTCCACCAGAACAGCATCACCCTTGGGGTGTTCTCCGGCGGGGCGTACACATTCTCGTTCCTGCAAAACGCGGTCAAGGACATAGGGGCATTGCCCGGCTCGGTTATTTCCATCGGCGCGAAGGTCTTCTTCTGGTCTGACAGGGACATTTACGAATGGTCGGGTGCTGGCGACCCCACCCCGATAGGCGCGGGCGTGAAAAATACCGTCCTGCAAAACCTGTATGTCGCAAGCAGTAAATACCGTATCACTGCGGCACACGACCCCAACAGGGGGCTTGTGTTCTGGTCTTACGCGTCATCCAGCGGCACAGGAACGCCCGACAAGATACTCTGCTACAACTACCGGGCAAGGATATTCTCCCTGATCGACCTTACTACGCACTGCATATGGGTACACGTTACGGGTGCGCTGGAAATGGACAGTATAGACACAGATTACCCTATCGTTGACGACATGCCCTACGACATGTATAGCCACAGATTACCCTATCGTTGACGACATGCCCTACGACATGGATTCAAGCCTCTATCAGGCAAACACCTACGTCCTGTCATGCGTCGATGGTGATGACAAGACGATGGCGACCTTCGCGGGTGCGGCACTTACGGGTGTAGTTGAAACGGGCGATATTTCAACCTCAGACGGCAAGATAGCCCATATCAGGAAGGTGCGCCCGATTGTCCACAACGCGGTTACGGCTCCATCCGTCCGTGTCGGCACGAAGATGAACGAGAACGAGTCTGTATCATACTCGTTGCCACGGGCTGTCGGCTCAAACGGGTTTTCCGATGTCAGAAAGTCGGGGCGGTACGTCCGCTTTGAACTGACGACGGGCAATCATTCGGGGATAACAAGCATGGACGTTGAAGTCGTCGAAACGGGGTTGAGATGATAACATTACCCGCCAGCAACGTACTATCATACGAACAGCAAGTCGCCGTCCTCAACAAGGCACTTGAGACGTTACAGTTCCTTTCTCCCCTTCTCAACCCGAAGGTGGGGCAGACTGTGCCGGGTGCGAACTATCTCCGTGCGGGGCTTGTCGCCTATGCGGACGGGACGAACTGGGATCCTGCGGGCGACGGAACGAAAGGCTATTTCTGGTACGACGGTTCGGCGTGGCAACGGTTTGCTCCATCCGCAGTCGGATTGTCTGCCGGAATGTGCATGGACTGGCCTACGGAAACAGTCCCCGACGGGTGGCTTGAACGAAACGGGGCATCGCTACTTATAGCCGATTACGCTGACCTTTATGCCGTCATAGGGAAAATGCACGGTTCAGCAGACGCTGAACATTTTAACCTCATGGATGATCGTGGACGTTTCCCTCGTTGGTGGGCGCACGGACAAGCTACCGATCCTGATAGAGCAACAAGGACGGCACCGGGAGCGACAGGGGCGACGATAAGTGCTGGTGACCACGTTGGTACGGAAGAGACAGATGATTATAAACAACATTATCACACTACGCTGAGTGGCAGCGCATCGGGGACGCTAAATGGTACGGGGGCTGCACTTGCAGGAGGTTATGCAGGGAATACCAGTAATATGCCTGCCACTGGCGGTAACGAAACTCGGCCTATAAACAGGGCGTATATGCCCATAATCAAATACTAGGAGCGACTATGCAGATATATCATTATGACCGTGCCACCGGAGAATATCTAGGGTCAACACCCGCGCAGATAGACCCAATGGCGACAAAGAGGGAAGGCAAAGAAGTATATCTTGTCCCTGCTTGCGCGACCATCATAGAACCACCTTCCGAGAAGGAAGGGTATTCAATCATATTTGACGGGAAAGCATGGCAGTATTTTGAAATACCAAAGCCTCCCGAACCCGAACCAAAACCAGAGCCTACGCCCGAAGAGATACAGGCGCGGATGAAACAGACAGCAATAAACGGCATTCAAGCCATTCTCGACGCGAAAGCGAAGGAACTGGGTTTCGACACAATCCACACGGG